TTCATGGTTTTTATCTGTTGTTGTACGTCGAAGATGGCTAACAAGAAATAGTGCAATGCCAGTACGTTCAACAAGAGAACGTAGCTTGGTCATTGTTGTGTCAATCATGCGACGTTCGTCACCATCGAGTCCAGATAACAGGATCGAGAGGTGATCAAGGAAGATGATCTTGCAATCGAGTCCGGACGCCAAGTACTCAATTCGATTATAGATGACGTCTGGATCATAGGAACCGAAACCATCAAAAAGATAGAGGTTCCAATTTTTAATTGTCGCATCAAATGCTTCTGTAAGTTCTTCATGTGTGTGTTCACCTAGATGTAGAGACTTACCGACAGCAGCTGACATCAATCCAAGTGCTGTACGTCGATTAGACTCTTCAAGAGCCAGATAACCGACCCGTTCTCCAGCTTGGAGTAATGAAGTTGCAAGCTCCCGACAGAAGCTTGACTTTCCGATACCTGAGCCAGCAGTAATTGTTGTAAGCTCTCCGTATCGAATACCGTGTAGTTTTGACTGTAGTCCTGAAAACGGATATTCATGATCTGATGGTGGTTGTGGTGTAGTGATCTCCTTTAGGAGAGATTTACCGTCAACAATGCCATCCGGTCTATATTCTTTCTTAGACCAGAATGCATCAGTGATGGCTTGGGTATCGTTAGCCTGTAAGGCGTCTGAGAGGTCCTTGTAAGCGTCTAGAACCGCGATGGAAACCTTGCCAGGTGGTAAGACACCCGCAGCAGCTTTAGCAGCTTCCTGACCGGGTTCATCATTATCAAACCATAGAATGATTTTCTCATAACCTTGGAGAAATTCGTAGTTCTTTTGAACTGCTTTCTTCGCACCGGCTGCACCGGTTGGTAATGAGACGACATCCCATGTTGGGTAGAGTTCCGCATAGCTTGCTGCGTCAAGCTCGCCCTCAGTAATGATAATTTGCTTACCTTTACCTTGCCATAGGTGTTGACCAAAGAAAGTTCCTTCTGTCTCTCCCTCATAGGAAAAGATCTTGTTAGTTGTGCGAACCTTCGCGCCGATAACCTGTCCATCTTTGTTGTGGTAGTGGAATCTTAGGGTGTCGCCATCTCGATAAATCTTGAACCTTTCGCACGTCTTTTCGGAGATCCCGCGTTTAGTAAGTTTACCGGCTTCACCCTTATAGTGGGCAGTCATTATTTGATTGTGAACAACGCCATTGCCTGGTGTCCATGCATGACACACAAAGCAAAAAGTGTGGTCATCAGTGTAGACAGCTAGTCCATCCGATGATCCACATTGTAAACAAGGCTCGTGCCTTAAGAACTCAGACGAGCCACTCGATTGGTATGTTTGCAAAGCTCGTCCAAGGTATGTCGTGCTTTTCGCACCACTTAGCGTAAGTAGTTTTTGATTTCTTACTGATCTTATTGAAGGGTGCCTGAAAGACCATACGTAGATCAAGCTCAGGATGTTGTTCCTTCACTGCTTTGATCTTACGTCGATCCTCAGGTTCCCAGTATCCCTTACACTCTAAGTAGATGCCATTAGGCAATAGAAAATCAGGAGTGTAATTATGCTGAATTTGATAAGGAACCTTGGTAGATTCATACTCGTATTTAACACCTAGTTCAACCATAAGATCAGCGACTTTCTCTTCAAGTCCTGATCGGAATGCCATTACCAGCAATAAATAGAAAACATAAGGGTAGGTCCGCTATAGAACCCACCGGGAAAGTCAATCCACATCACCAGATACCAGGGATGATTTGACCAGTAAGGGCATAAGAGCCCATTGCAGCAATGACACCCAACATAGCCAAACGACCATTGAGTTTCTCTGCCTTCTCATTGTGTGTTTCAGTGACGTCCATAATTACCATTGGTGGTTCTTTTGCAAAAATGTTTTGTTGTCCGTATTCGTTAGAAGTGACAGTCATCAGAAGTCAACCTCATCTTCAGTTGATTCAGTGGTGACATTAGGCTCACTTGCCTTGAATCCTTGGGTGCTACCAAACAATGCAGCAACATCCTCAGTATTCATGTCTCCTGTGTCAACTCCCGCTTCGCTGTTGAGAGACACAACTTGCACACCCACAAGTTTAAGCGTAGTACCGTAAGTAACGCCATCCTTGAGAATGTATGGTTTCTGATAGAACGCGACCTTGACTTTTGATCCAGAATATAGAGGTGTTGCCTCGTCTGTAACTGGAGTTCCCTCAGTGTCAACAATAGGTGGCTTGTTTGTTTCATTCCAGCTGAACTTGACTTTGTATTGTCCATCAGCTACTTCCTCCCATGGCTCAGGTTTACATACACTGCGCTTGGGATTCTTGAGTTTAGATTCAGCCCATTTCAGAGTTTCGACTCGATCATCTTCAAGTGCATCGACAATCTCTTGCGGTACAGTAGTGGCAAGAGAGTAGCCAAATTTACTCGGCTTAAGTACAGCTTGGTATCCTTCGAGAACAACAGGCTGGTCAGTTTTAATAATGTTGCGTGGCATCAGCAGAAAAAATAAGTGGATTCAATCACGGATTCTGGGGCTAGATCTCCAATGATCGGCGGTTTAGTTTCAGCACCTATTTGTTTTCCCCAATCTTCCAAGTAGGAAGACTCAGCAAAGAGGTGCATGTAAGTCTCTCGAACGATTGATGAAAGAGCAGACATGTCAGTAGCACGACATAGAACCGAATCGTGTATGAGTGAAATCGGAGCGTCGAAGCGTAGTGCAGAAAGGTGGAGTAGTGATGCATCGAGAGAGTGGATAAGGTTCGGTGCAGTAGCGTTCTTATGGTGGTTAAGGTCAACCTTGTCGCTATCTTCAGTTGCGACCCTGATTTCTACACGACCAAGTAGCTGAAGCTTTACTAACTCGAAGAGTTTCTTGTTCAGTTTCTGAGTGACCACAAATCCCGATGGTGTTACCCATTCGATTTGAGTCTCTCCTCTTTTGATAGCTTTAGCTACTTCTTTCTCGATCCATGTCATTACTGACATAGGTCCAGGGACAACATCATCCATCGCTTCACGGACAGCCTTAACTGTTGCTGTTAGATCGTCCTTCTCAACCTCTACACCTTTCTCCTTCAGAGCATCACGAATGTATCCTCTGTTGGAATGTGGTTTAGCGTTGTAAGGAACAGTCATGACAACACGTTTGACTGTCTTTCTGTCCATGTAAGGTCTTATAGACTCAGGGACGTTTGGTTTAGCGTGCTCGGCGACGACGGCGTAAGCGTCTGCGGGTCGTTCTCCTGGCAGGACATTGACAAGACTTGCAGTTCTTGCGTCTCTGCATAATCCGGCGAGTATTTGTAGACCACTGCAGGTGGCATCAGTTGCAACTGGCAGAGAAGTGTAATTTCGATCACAGTTAATAACACAGTGGTAGTATTCATCACATGCAGCCAGAAACTGCCATGGTTCATCAGCAGCTTCCCAGATTGACAAGTTACCAATAGGATCTTGAGCGACAGCAGTAATCACCTCATCGTTCTCCTGCACCCATTGCATACGTTCATGCATAGGTGCTTTGTCAAGTCCGTAAGTAGTTGCAACCTGAAAAGCTAGCCAGTCCTCAGCTTCTGGTGTCATGAATGACTGTTGACTGAACTTCAGTAATGATTTACCAAAGTCAGTATCTTGTGGAGTTAAGAAAGCAGGGATTGGATAAGCACGTCCTCGATAGTCAAATGACCATGGAATGAAGAACTCCTTCTTATCCTTGAACATCCTTGCTGCTTCCATTGTCATCCGAGTCCGACAGGACTTCTTAAATGACGCTGCATTGAGATTCATTGTCTCAGCAGCTCGTCTCCTGTAGTCCTTTCTTGCTTCATAATTTGTAGCAATGTCTACAGGTTTGGGTGGTAAAGGTACCTCAACGATAGGGACAAACTTACCAACTGCATGACCACGTTCCATCAATGTCTCAGCGACTTCGATTGTGAACGAGTTCAAGCAGTAACCAACCTTCTGAATCTTGTTCAGGAATTGGATTGGTGTTTCTCCCTGTATACATCCCGCACCACGCCGAACCATGTCGTGACCACGCATTACCTCATTCAAGAGGTAACCGCCATGACGTTCTTGAGACCAATCATTAGGTTCAATCAGCATCGGATAAGCGATTGGGCTGAACAATTCAGCATTAGCCATCACCTCATCCTTGATCGCCATGAACTCAGGAGTAG